TACGGAATTATGTATCAAGGTACATTAATGGTTGCTAAGTATGCTCTTGGTCATGGAATCCTAAGACCAGAATGTGCTGCAACAATTAAACTTGCTGCTTCTTAATTTCAATTTATAGGGTATCTTATTATTAGATACCCTTTTTTTTTATTATCATGTATCATTCATCAAAGAAAAAAAAGAAGAAGAAAATGAAAGGTGGGAGAGATCAACTAAAAATAAAAAAGTACTAAAAAATGGCTGTAGCTGCAACCACCGAGCTTGAAGCAATCAACATAATGTTGGCTGCTATTGCGGAAGCTCCAATAAATAGTTTGACAGGCACACTTCCAGTAGATGCTGTGACTGCTAGATCAACTCTTGCTGAGTTTAATAAAGAAGTGCAATCAGAAGGGTGGTCATTTAATACTGAGATAGATGTAACTCTTACAAGAGATGGATCTAATCAGATAAGTTTGCCAGCAAATGTATTAAGAGTAGATGCAAATATACATCAACATCCAACTATTGACCCTGTTCAACGTGGACTTAAGTTGTACGATAGACAAAATAATAAGTATGAATTTGATGAAGACTTAATTTGTACTGTTGTTTATTTTAGAGAGTTTGATGAAATACCAGAACAAGCAAGAAGATATATTAATGTTAAAGCTGCAAGAGTATTTGTTGATAGGTTAGTAGGAGATCAAGGACTTAGAACTTATACGCAGCAAGACGAAACAAGAGCAAGAATAATTCTTACAGAAACGGATTATGCAAATGCAGATCATAACTTATTAAGAGGAGATCCTTCTCTTACCAGTATCTTTGATACTTACAATCCTTCTAGTGCATTAATTAGATAACTATGCCTGTTATATCAAGAGCTATACCTACATTATTAAGAGGTATATCACAATCTTCTGATGCTTTGAAACAACCAGATCATGCTGATATACAAGATAATGCTGATAGTAACCCTGTTCTTGGTCTTAGAAAACGAAGTGGTTTTCAATTTATAACAAGTTTATCTTCTTCTACTCTTGGCAATGTTCATATACAAACTATAAATAGAGATAAAAATGAAAGATATGTAGCAATATTTAGCAATGGTAATGTAAGAGTATTTGAGCTAGATGGTACTGAATTAACAGTAAACAAACCTGATGGTACTACTTATCTAAATACTTCTACACCTAGAAGTGTAATCAAAACAATTACTATTGCTGATTTTACTTTTGTTGTTAATACCAGTATTGCAACAACTATGGACTCTACACTTAGTAGTGGTACTGGAACGAAGGCAATCATATTTATTAACCAAGCAACATCAAAAACAACTTATAGCGTAACCATAGATGGAGTGACAGTTACAGATAATACTGCTGGCGATTCTACTTTAAGCACAGATCAAGTGGCAGCAGATTTAAAAACTGGTCTTGATGCAGGTCTTTCTGGTTTTACTATTGAAAGAAATGGTCCTGTTTTATATGTAAGAAAAAATGATAATTCTAATTTTTCTATAGATGGTAGTGATACTCAAGGTGATACAAAAATGACAATAATAAAAGATACAGTACAGAGATTTACTGACCTACCAACTGTCTCTCCTAATGGTTATGTCGTAGAAATAAAAGGAGATGACGAAACAAACTTTGATAACTATTACGTTAAGTTTGTTACTAATAATGGTGGTGCATTTGAAGAAGGACAATGGGAAGAAACTGTAGAAGCTGGCATACCTTTTAAATTTAACTACGACACAATGCCACACGTTTTAATACGTCAAGCAGATGGTAACTTTAGATTTGCAAGAGTAGATGGTGATAGCTATACAGCTTTTACAGGGTCAGGTACATATAATCAACCAAACTCAACTACTGTTACTGTTACCTCAAACAATCATGGATTATCAACTGGTAATTCAATAACTTTTGACCACACTACTGGAACTGCTGTTGATGGTACATTTACAATTACAAAAGTAGATGCAAACACGTTTACATATACAGCAGCAGGTACATTAACAACAAGTGGCAATGTAAAGTTTGGGATTAATAATGCCTATACATTACCTAAATGGGGAGAAAGAACTGTAGGTGATGTTATATCTGCACCTGATCCTTCTTTTATTGGCAACAGAATTAATAATGTATTTTTCTTTAGAAACAGACTTGGGTTTTTAGCAGGTGATAATGTAATTCTTTCAAGAGTTTCAGAGTTTTTTAATTTCTTTCCTGAGACTGTTGTGTCTGTTTTAGATAATGAACCTATAGACGTAGCTGCTTCTCATACAAAAGTTGCGATACTAAAAAGTGCAGTAACTATGGGAGAAAGACTTATATTATTTTCTGAACAAACACAGTTTGTATTAACAAGTTCAGCAGATAACCTTACCCCAAAAACAGCTAACGTAATTGTGGCAACTGAATTTGAAAGTAGTGAAGCAGCACAGCCTGTAGGTTCTGGTAGTTCTATTTATTTCTTAACAGAGAAAGGTTCTTTTGCTGGTGTTAGAGAATATATTATTCAAGGTGAATCAAAAATAACAGATGCAGCAAACATAACAATTCATGTACCAAGACTAATTCCAAGTAATGTATTTAAAATGGCAGTATCTACTAACCAAGATGTTCTTGTAGTCTTGGGTTCAGATAATGCTAATAAATTATATGTATATAGATGGTTATATGGAGAGGGTGGACAAAAAGCTTTGAGTGCTTGGTTTACTTATACTATTAATTCCAATAGATCTATTTTAAATGTTGATTTTATTGGTACAGATTTATTTGCTGTTATAGAAGAAGCTAATAAAGTAACTTTAGAAAAGATGCCATTTGAAACTGAATTTAGAGAAACCAATGCTAGTTTTGAATATCATCTTGACCATAAAGTAACTGAAGCAACTACAGGTGTATCAGTATCTTTTAGTTCTAGTACTGGTCTATCTACTTTTACAGTTCCATATAGACTAAGAGCAAAGATGAATATTATTGGTAGATATATTGCCAGTACAGAAACAAGTACGTTTGTTGATTCTCAGGGTAATACAAAAGACCTTACAGCAGGTCAAGTCTTATTAACATCCAATGCTACAGATGGCTCTACTTCTACAATTACAGCAACAGGAGATTTTAGAAATAGTAAGTTTATTATTGGAGAACCTTATGAAATGCACTATAGGTTTAGTAAACAAAGACTAACAGAACAAGGTGCTGGATCACCTGAGTATGTAGGAGCTAGATTACAACTACATCATTTTTATATTAAATACGAAGATGCTGGATTTTTTAAAGTAGAAGTGACACCTGATAATAGAGATACATCAATCCATAAATTTACTGGTCGTTTACTTGGTTCTGCTTCTGCTTCTATTGGAAAAATAAATTTAGATACAGGTACATTTAAAGTGCCTGTAATGAGTAAATCAGATAGAGTAAATATAGATATAAAAAACGATACATTTTTACCTACACGTTTAGCTAGTGCAGAATATGAAGGTACATTTCACATAAGGAGTAGAAGAATATAATGTATTTAAGAAAATCAAAATTATCAGATTTTAAATATGTAGTAGAAAACATGAGAGAAATAGACAAGATAGAATGTCGTTATCAAACTGATATGAGTCCAGAAGATGCTCTTAGTTTTAGTTTTCTAGAAAGTAAGCTTAAAATGACTATTGCAGGTGATGATGATAAATCTATAGGTTTATGTGGAGTCTATGGAGATGGTTGTATATGGTGTATCAGTACAGATAAAATGTTTGATAATAAAAGATACAGAATACAATTAATAAGAGATGGTAAAAAGTGGGTTGATGATTTACTTGAGTCTTATAAAATACTTTATAATATTGTGTACGCAGAAAACATTAGTGCTATAAAATGGTTAAAAGCTCTTGGGTTTACATTTGTAAAATTACATAAACATTATGGTGAGCAAAAAAAACCTTTTTATGAATTTGTGAGGATTGCTTAAATGTGTGCAGCCTTACCAGCAGTAGGATTTTTAGGATCTGGTGCAACAACAGCGTTGTTTGCAGCAGGTTTAGGTCTTACTGCTCTTAATGCTTTTTCTCAAAGGGCTGCTGCTAAAGATGCAGCTAGACAAACTTACCAACAAGCGTTATTAGCACAACAAGCAGCAGAAAGAGATAAAAGGAGACAACAAGCTGCACTTGCAGAACAAAAACAAGCCAAAGAAAAGGCAGAAGCACAAAATATATTTGCAAAAAATATACAAGCTTTACAAGCAAATAGAGCTATCATTGCATCAGAACGTGCAGGTACAACTGTAGGATTATTATTAATGGATAATGAAAGACAAGCTGCTAATTACAGGGAATCAATAAATCAATCACTAGAATCCTTTAGAAGACAATACGATAGAAATATACTTTCAACTGAAGCACAATTTGAAAGCAGAAGAAATCAATTACAAAGTAATGTTAATCAAGCATATAATCAAATACCAAGTTTAGGACAAACATTATTAAGCATTGCATCTAGTGGTTTACAATCTTACATTGGACTTCAAGGTTTAGCTTCTCCTACACCTGTATTGCAATCTTATATAGCTTAGTTATGACAAATAGTTTTCAATCTACCGCAGCAGCAAATATTTACGACAGTCCTGTAAGTACTTTTGTTCAGCCTGTTACTGTCTTACCTAAAACTGGAATGATGGAGTTGGCAGAAACTTTGAAAGTTGTAAATCCAGCTTTACAAAATTTAATTGAGTTTGGAATTAAAAGAGAAGTAGAAAAAGATAAAGAACGAGCAGTTGCAGATTTGTTAGATGCTGAAATAAATGGTGGTGCTATTTCTGATTTATCAAACAAACTTGAAAAAAGTGAAGGCAGACAAACAGCTAGAGAAATAATAGGTGGTTCAAGAGCTTATAGAAGACAATATGAAGCATCTTTAGTAGAATTACAAGCTCAAAAAAGAGGTAACAGAATGAATCGTGACTATGACGTTGCTAGAATAGATACAGGTGAAATAGATGAAAACGGACAACCTATATTTAAGTCTTTAAAAGAATTTAGTACTGATAGTAATGAATATAAAACTTGGAGACAAAATTACCTTAATGAAGATTTAGAGCTTTTTCAACAATTAGGTATTGATTCAACTGTAGTTGACGATTTTTATATACCTAATATGACTAAGGAAATGTTTAAAAATGCTAATTATGGAACTAAACAAAATAGTACTTTTGAATATAATAAATTTTTAGGATTGATGCCTGAAGTTTTAACAGAAGCATCTTTGCATTTAAGCAAAGGAGAAGAAGATCAAGCTGGTGAAATTTTAAATAATTACCTAGAAAATATGTATAAAGGTGGTATTACTGGCACAGATGCTACTAAAACATATACAACTCTTATAAATAATATTTATGCTCAAGGTGAAAAACTATTAGATATAGATATAAGCAAACCTGATGCTGCACAAAAATTAACTCTAGCTGAAAGTTTCCCAGATAGGCTTTTAAGTTTAGTTAAATATGGAGAAAAAGATCTTAGAAGTCATAAAGACTATCTAACAAAATCAGCAGCTTTTGATGAAAAGTTTGAAAGATTAGTATTGCAAAAAATTAAATACAAAAATCAAGTACAACCTTTACTTAACAAATTAGAAATTAAAAATAAGTTTCAAAATATAAATAAAATACCTCTTACTGTAGATATGACAGATGCAGAAAAAACTACAGCAATAGAAAATAAACGAAATGAATATGAAGCTTTAAAAAATGATCTTAGATTTACAACAAAAGAAGAACAAGATTATATAGATCAATTAGGTAAATCAGATAACTTTGATCTTAAAAGTAAAATCATTCCAGATTTAAAAAAGAAAATTACATTAGGTGTGTTTGATAGTTTAGATAGTGATTTAGAAAAAGCTATTTCAGATATAGAAAACAATCATGCAACAATGGACAATGAAGCAATCGACTTAATAGATAAACTTAAAACTTTTGCAGCAAATAGTGATGGATTAGGAGAAGATATACAAGCTTCTACAACTAACATAATGAATATAGTTAACGATAACTTAGGTGTAGGAGATAAGTTTCAAATACTTGAACCTTTTAGTGATAAAACTAGGTCAAATATGTTGAAATCAACTAAGCTTGGTTTCGAAGTTCGAGATAAGATAAAACAATATTATATAGATTATATAGAAACAAATGGTAAACGACCTACGAGTTTAGAAGTGCAAGCAATAGAACAACAATATGCTGTGCAAGCTTTAGCTTCTGATGGAAAACCAGAATTTGTAAAGTTAAGAAATGAATTATATCCAAACGCAGAAAATCCTTTTAAAAAATCAGAACGACAACTATATCAAGAAAAAATTGAAGGAATAGATTTAAACAGAACAGTACCAGAAGGTTCATTTGGAATAGGCACACAAGAAAATGAAAGAACAAGAAGATTACAACAACAAGACACAAATAATAATTTTTTTGAAGGACAAATGAATTTAGGCAATGTTGAAGGCGGTGCTTTTAGTGAAGGTGCTTTTACAACAGTTGACGTTAATTCTGGCGATACCTTGTCTGGGTTTGCAAATGACCTAGATACTTCTGTTGAAGCTATAAAAAAAGCAAATGGAATGACAACTAATGAAATTCAGATAGGAGATGTCTTAGTAATTCCAGAAGGTATTACTGACCCTAATAAAGTAAATGCTCCTAAGTTTGACATGAATAAACTGATTACAAATAAAGACCACCCATTTAATCCTGTTAGAGAAAAACATAATTTCCAAGTTATTTATAATATTGCCAAAGAAATAGGTATTAAGTTTCCAGAACTTGTAGCTGCACAAGCTATGGAAGAAACAGGTTTTGGTAAAGATCAATCAGCAGATAACAATTTCTTAGGACTTAAAGCTACATCTTCAGAGGTTGCAAGGGGTCAATCTGAAAGGAAAATGACTACCGAAGATAGAGGTCAAGGTAGAAAGCCAGAACTAGCAAACTTTAAAACATTTAATAATATCAGAGAAATGATGATGCAATACAAAAAAGAATGGAACGATAACTTCTTAGGTAGGAAAGGTATAGTAAATGCAAAGAGTATTGAGGAAGCAATTAAAATGCTACAAGCTGAAGATTATGCAACAAATAAAGATTATGATAAAAATGTATTAGAGATTATTGATCGTGCTATCAAAGAAGGTTGGTTTTAAACTATGACAGACTCAAACTTAATTCCACAAGACGAAAATACAGTACCAGAAGGTGCTTTCGGTATTGGGTCTAAAAAAACTGATGACTTTACAGAAAATGAAAGGCTAAGAAATTTTGGTATTAAAGATATACCTAAAGCAATCTTTGACCAGTTAAAAAGCAACTCAGGTGCAATCGTTTTTCCAAATCAAATTACAGAAGAAGTTATAGAAAAAGCTGCTAAAACTCAAGATGAATTTTTAAAACCAAGATCAGAAGAAGAAGCTACTGCTTTAAGAGCTACCGCAGCAGGTATTGCTGACATACCAAACGAAATAAAACATATAGCTGATTTTATACAGGGTAATCCTTATGACCCAAATGAACTAATTGATTTAAAAGCTTTAGGTCTTGAAAAAGAAGGTGATTTAGATGATGCAGCATATCAAGTTTTTAAGTTTGGTTCTGGGTTTTTGATACCTTATGCAGGTTTTAATAAGGCTTTAAAGGGCATAACAGGAATAAAAGCATTACAAGGAATAAAAAATTATGACAAGATTGCTACTGGTGCTAGATGGTTTACAGCAGGTGGAGCAGCAGATTTTGTTGGTGTAGATGCTTATGACGAAAACTTATTTAATTTTCTTGGAAAGATAGAAAATCCAGTACTTACTAATAGATTTGTAAAACCTATTGTTGAATATTTATCTGCACCAGAAAGACCAGAAGAAGGAGATGAAAGTAACTTTGGTGAAGCAAAACTAAAACAGTTTTTGACAGGTACAGTTTTTGGAGAAACTATTGGACTTACAGCAACAGCAGCAACAAAATTACCTAAATTAAAAAATGTATTAGAGCCATACGCTGTAAGACTTATTGATGATATTACAGGTGGTCCTAATATATTAAATCCAGAACAAATGGCTAATAGAACTATTCAGCTATTGAAGGATATAAAGAATAATCCAAAAAGATTAGATTTTGCTTTAAAACAAATTAAAAGATTAAAGAAAGCAACTCTTGTAGGTAGTGAAGAATTTTCAGATGAATTTACAAAAGTACTAGATGATTTACCTAAGTTTGATGAAGTAACACCAAAAACTAAAGTAACAAAAAAAACTAAAACAAAAGCTACAGATTTGCCTTTACAGCAATCAAAACCTAATCCTAAAATTTGGAATGATGTAGAAAGTATTACTGATGATACATGGAAAGCTACAGGTAAAGTTTTAAATAGAGTTGTTATACCTGATGATTTTTCAGTAGAAGCTGCAAGTGCTATGGGCTATGATGAACTGTTGCCTAAAGTAATTCAGATAGCAAAAAAAATTAGTCCTAATGACCCAGAAAAACACATGAGGGTTATTTATCTTGGTGCAATAAAAGAACAAAAAAGATTAGCTACAAACGTAAGTCAATACATGACCGATATAGAACAAGCTTTCATGCTTGGAGAAGAGATACCAGATGAACTATTACAGAATTGGTCAGAAGATGTATCAAAGATGATAAATCTTGCAGGTCCAACTAAAAAGATAAGTAACGAAACAGCAGGTACAGTAAGAGTAAATCAACTTATAGATGCAGAACCTAAAGATGTTATTCGTAAATCTGTTGATGAAGAAGTGCAAGCAGGTATTGGTGGTGGAGAGAAAACTGCTGAACGTGCAAGAAAAGAAAGATTCCAAACAACAACAAGAGATTTAGTTGAAAAGACTAAAAAACAAATAGCTGAACAAAAACTAATACCAACAAAAGAAGAGCTTTATGAAGGTATGCAAACTTATATACAAAATAATGATATTGAAGGTTTATTAGGTATTACAAGAAAAGTATTAGCTATGCAGGGTGATAGTAAAAAAATAAGTAAGCTTGTAAAAGGTATGAATTTATTTGATAGAGGAGCTAAAGGTTTGAGAATTAGTAATGAGTTGTTTATAAATAATTTATTGTCAGCACCAGAAACACAAATTATCAATATTATTGGTTCTTTATTTAATGTTGCTCTTGGTCCTTTAGACCTAGCAGCAGGTAGTCCAATTATGGACAAACAAATGAAAATAAGGGCAGCTAGAGAACTTGCTACTATTTTTACTTCTTCTATAGATAGTCTTAAAGCAGCAGGTAAAGCGTTATGGCTTGATAAGAATATTCTTGATGAAAGAAGAATGTTTGGTACACAAGATGCTTATGAAAGATATGCAATAAGAATGATGGGTGATAGTGCTTTTGCAAAAAGTATAAACTTATTTGGTCATGGAGTTAGAGTACCTTCTCGATTCATGATGGCTGGTGACGAGTTTACAAAACAAATTGCATTTAGATCAGGTCTTATGGGTGATCTTACGACACAAGCAACAGAAAGAGGATTAACAGGTAAATCTTTTCAGATTTATGTAAAAAGTAATTTTGATGAAATTATAGATATTGTTAATACCAAAAGTTTTACTAGAGGACAAGATACTGCCTTTCCTGATTTTGTACCAAATGAAAACATTTTAGACGCATATACAAGAAATTTAGATTATGCAGCAGATAGAACATTTACAACTGAACTAGGCAAAGGATTTGGTCTAAATGGTGCAGGTTCAGCCCAAACAAAAAAACTTGCAGAAATATTGAAATCTTCTGCTTTAAGGCCAATAGTTCCTTTTGTTACTACACCTGTAAATATAGGTAAACAAGTAATGAGAAGAACAGGTGTACCAGATATGAGAACTTTATTTAAAGGTATGCCACCAAAATATAATGCAACTTTAGGAAGAATTTTGAAAGAACATAATGATAATTTATTAAGTGATGACTTAGCTACTGCATATAGAGCTAACGGAGAAGCTACTATGGGTGGTCTTTTATGGGCTTATTTTATATCTTTAGCAGCAGCCAAAGATGACCCAGAAGCAGAATTAGCAATTATTGGTGGAGGTCATCATAATAAATATTTAAGAGAAGGAGAAAAAAGAACTGATGAATTACCTTACAGTTTTAGAACTTTACAAAAAGACAAAGATGGTAATGTAATTAGAGGAGATAATGGTTTACCAAATTACGAATACTTAGACCTTTTATCTCGAATGGAACCAATAGGTTCTTTATTTATGATTGCAGGTGATATGGCATATATTAGAGATTTTGTAAGTGATGAAGATTATGACAAGGCTGCTTATGCTCTTACAGGTTTACTATCAAGAAATATAGGCAATAAATATATGCTTCAAAATGTTGCAGAGTTTATTGATTTAACAAGTGATGTTGGTGCTTTAAAAAGGTTTTATAGAGTGCCAGCAAATTACGCTGCAAATCTTGTACCTTTTTCTTCTTTATGGAGAAGCATTACAAGAGCAAGAGGTGAAAAATGGACATACGAACTTCGTGATAATGAAGGTAAATTATTAGGAACTCAAACATACGAAGGTAGATTTCCAAAAAGAAAAACTAAATTTAGAAAAGGAGATAGAAAACCTCAAACAGAAAGAATAGAAGATAGAGGAGACTATACAGAAGATTATGGTGAATATGAAGGTAATGATTTTGGTAGTTTAAAACTATCTAATAATCCTTTCCAAGATTTAGATATTTTTGGCACAATGATAACAAGAAGTTTGCAAGACTATACAGCAGGTTTTAGTGCAGATATTGAACCAATAAGAAGTATGACAACAGGCAGAATTGCAGAATACCCAGAGGGTGCTTTCTTTGGTAATTATTTCAATCCTTTTAAATACAGAAAAGAAAAAGATAATCCTGTTGACGAATATATAAGAAGATTAGATTTAAAGCTTGTACCACCGCTTGATACTATTAGATTTAATAAATATGGTAATGAAGTAAATTTAACAACACAACAATATAACAAGCTAACAAGTCTAATACCTTTTATAAAAATAAGCTATGACGAAAAAGGCAGACCTTTTTTTGATCCGCAAAATGGTAAACGCTTTCCAGAAATAATTTTAGAACTTTCTAGAAATAAAAATAATATCAAAGCTTTAAAAGAATTAGAAGCTGATGGTTCTGGTGGCATTGACGCACAAGGAATGTTAACAAGAAAAGAAATTATAAGAAAAGAACTACAACAACCAGTAAGAACTTTTTGGAAGGATTACAAAAAAGTTGCTGTAGAGTATTATAAAGAATATATTATGGATAAAAAAATAAAATCAATGGCTGAAAACGAGAACAGAAGAGCTTATGAAGATATAATACCAATATTAGAGAACTTCTCTGGAAATTAACAATGGCTACCAACACCACAGCTACTTCAACGCAACATAATGGAAATGGAAGTTTAGCAAATTTTGCTATATCATTTTCATTTCTAGCAAATACAGAAGTTGATGTAACTGTAGATGGTGTTCTTAAAACACTAGGCACTCACTATAATATAAGCGGTTCAACTGTTACCTTTACTTCTGGCAACATACCGCCAGCAGGTACGAACAATGTTAAGTTTCAAAGAGATACAGATATAAGTACAAAAAAAGTAGATTTTCAAGATGGTAGTGTTTTAACAGAAACAGATTTAGATAACAATAGCGATCAAATATTATTTGCACAACAAGAGATTACAGATAAATTAGGTGGTATTGAAGAAGGGGCTACCGCAGATCAGACAGATGCAGAGATAAAAACTGCTTATGAAAATAACTCTAATACAAACGCATTTACTGATGCAGAAAAAACAAAACTACAAAATTTAGATTTAGCAAAATTACAAGGTATAGAAACAGGAGCTACAGCAGATCAAACAAATGCTGAGATTAAAACAGCTTATGAAGCAAATTCTGATACTAATGCTTTTACTGATGCAGAAAAAACAAAACTATCAAATATTTCTGCTGGTACTGGTGCTACAACATTTGTAGGTCTTGGAGATACTCCTACAAACTTTACAGGTGCAGGTGGTAAAACAGTTAAAGTAAACAGTAGTGCTAATGCTTTAGAATTTGTAGATCAAATAACAGACGTTGTAGGAGATACTACACCGCAGTTAGGAGGAGATTTAGATGTACAGGCAAGAGAAATAAATACATCTACAGCTAATGGCAATATAAAATTAAATCCTAATGGAACGGGTGCAGTAGAAGTAAAAGGAGATGGTAGTAGTAATGATGGTAAATTACAACTTAACTGTTCACAAAACTCTCATGGTGTAAAACTGCAATCCCCTGCTCATAGTGCAGGTCAATCTTATACTATGATTTTGCCTGATAACCAGATAGCAGCAGATAAATTTTTAAAAGTAAAAAGTATTACTGGTAGTGGAGCAACAGCAGTAGGACAACTAGAATATGCAGATGGTGGCGGTGGAGCTACAGGTGGTGGCGGTGAGAAAATTTTTCTAGAATGTGAGAATACAATGGATCAAAATTATACAATAAGTGCAAATCATAACGCGGTGGTTGCAGGTCCACTAACAATTAATGCTACACTTACTGTAGGTGCTACTTCAACTCTTACTTTCGTCTAATGCCAATATCAATTGACGGATCAGGAACATTAACAGGAATCTCAGTAGGAGGTTTACCTGATGGCATAGTAGATGCGGATATGCTTGCTGCTAACGCTGTACAGTCATCTAAAATACAAAACGGAACTATAGCTGGAGAAGATTTAAGTACTGCTGTTAAAGGTGGCGTTGCTAAAGCTTGGGTTAATTTTAATGGAGTTGGAACTGTAGCAATCAGAGATTCTTTTAATGTAAGTTCAATTACAGATGGCGGCACAGGTACTTACTCAGTTAGTTTTACTACAGCTATGGCAAATACAAATTATTGTGTAGTTGGAATGGCTGAACCAAGTTTTGTATCAGGTGTAGGAGCAACATTTTATTGTGTTTTTGGTGGTGGTAGTTCAAATCCCTTTACAAGGACAACTTCAGCAGCACAAATTAAAACTTCATATGTATCAAGTACTAGTGCGGCATCTGCACTTTGGGATTGTCAAGCTGTTCATTTAGCAATATTTGGAGATTAATAATGAGTAAGATTATTTATACAAATCCAGATGGAACTGTAAGCATCATCATCCCTGTTGGTAAT